AAATCACCTTCTTCACCGTATCCCTCTTGCTTTAATTTTAACACAAAAAGGTCGTTCCAGTCAAGCTCAAAGAATCCATTTCTGATGTTATCTTGGTTTACATGAGTTTCTAGCACCCCTACCCATGGTTCTTTCTTGCGGCTGGCTCTTTCTTTTGGAGTTAATTTAGCTAAATCTTCTTGATCTTTGGCAATGTTAGCAGCTTTCTCAGCTTCTTCTAACCTTCGATTGGCATCAATTAGATCTTTTTCTGCTTTGGCTATCGATTCTTCGAGCTTGTCTAGTCCAAACAATTTTTTGATAATTTTCATTAAGTTCCCCACTCATTTTTAAATAACGGCACTTGTAATCTATCACTGTAGCGTAAGCCGTTCTTCATGGCTAAGTCTGCTACACGACGATTGTTTAATGCGTATACGCTTTCTACACCGCCCACTGGCATTAGATACACATGACCTTTAAAGCCTGCTTTACGATATTCAATAACTGCACGTTTAGCATCTTCAAAATCTTCTTCTGTAGCAATAACAAACTTCAAATATGCTGTGCCAACTTCTTCGTACTCGCAAACAACTTCCGGAAGAATCGCTTCTTCCCACTTTTCGCCACTGCAAGGAAGTTTAGCACTTACTGAGAATGTGATTTCTCTACTGACAAATGGAGGATTCTGTGCCCATTGTTTTAGATACTGTTTAAAGCTCTCGGATAACTTCTGAGTACCATTTGTTTCAAAAGTAATTTCTTTTAACTTGCCCATCTTTGGATGATTTAGTAAATCAGGATAGGCTCGCTGCCAACCTAACAACGGTTCGCCACCTGTGATCACCAAGTGTGCAGTACCCCACTCGTTGTTTGGCAATATTTCCATGGTACGTTCTACAATAGCATCGCTTGTAAGCATTGGACTAAGATTCTTAAAGTCGGGATGCCAACTTGCATAACTATCACACCCTGTACTAACTAACGGAAGTTCTTCGTATTTCTGAAATGGATGCATGGCATTCATAACTGCAATATCGTCTGCTTCTTTGCTCAGTTCACCACGCGGCATACCGAAGCCTGCACAGCGGAAATTACAGCCGAATGTGCGTAGAAACACAGACGGGACGCCCATATAGCGTCCTTCACCTTGTATGCTGTAGAACAGCTCTGCTATTTTAATTTTGCTCATTGTTTATTATACCTTTATTGATGAAAGTTGTCAAGTCTTCTTTGACCAAAGTCCATGAGCCGTCTTGATTGTCAATCCAATGTAAACTATCGCCCTCTTTCCATCCAGCTTCATCTAGCAGATCCTTGGGCAAGGGTAAGATACCATCGTCTTCAACTGTTAATGTCCATGATTTCATACTGATATCGACTTTTTACTTTCTTCTTGTTGACGCTTCCATTCTTCGTAGTGCAATCTTCTACATTCTTCTTTAACTTTGTTCGGAATATCGGGATGCCATTCTGCCATTCCGCAGTCGTAATATCTACCTTCTGATTTGACCGTAATCAAAAAACAGACCATAAGAGATACACCTAAGATAATAATTATCACATCTTTTATAGTTGGTCGCTGATCATTATCTTGCACAATAATGCTTCTCTCTCGTCGTTAAAAAAGAACTTCATGTTATCTTCACTTACTTCTGTGGTGTACTTATCGCCCGGAAGACCGAAGTGTTCGATTATACGAGCACAGATTTCATTCCACCACATGGTACTTTGACCATTCCACGGAACACATATCTGATTTTTCATCGCTGATACTCTACACGTTCTTTAGGAAGATCATCTTCGCGGACAACAAACTCACGGCCGCCAAGACTGCCTGCAAATGCTTTAGTACGTTCCATATAAACCAATCGTAGTTTAAGAGTTTGAAACGCAACGTCTAAGAATACCTTAGGCTTATATCCTAGTATGTGCATGTCGAAGTCTTTGCCTGCATCTGTGCAGCGAACTTTGATTTTAGAATCGATCATTTAGTCCACCATTCTTCGAACGGAAATTCAATCCATACTGGATGTTCTTCTTTGTTAATTTCCTCACCCACATAATCCATTCTAATCGCAGACTTACTAGCTAGGTTATCGAATACAGTGGCGAATCGAACATTAGTATTCCATATGTTGTCCCATTCTGGATCATTGGGGAAACATCCACTAGGCCAATCTTTTAAAATCCAATTAACGGTAGCGCCAGTGTCGTTAATGTCATCAACGATTAATATTTGTTTGGCTGTGCTGTTTTCAAACAAAGACATAGGATTGCCTTCATAAAAGTCAACCTCATCGTGCGGATTTCCAAAAGCATCTTCAGCCATCCATAGATTGCTTTCTGTAGCATGTTCGCCACCGTTATCACGTAGACTGACTTTTAATGCTTCACAAGGAATATTAAAATATTGGCTGATCATGACGGCAGGGAGTAAACCTCCCCGGGTGATGCCAACTACATAGTCGGGCCGCCAATCGCTTAATACAATGTCTCTACATATCTTTCCAACTAAGTTTTGAAACTCGTGCCAACTTACTTTACGCTTTTCCATGTTTCTCTCTACGGTTAATCATATAGGATTCGTTCTGTACCCATCGATCGTTTACTAAAAAACCCCATTCTCGCTTTTGCGGACCGGGCATGAATAGTGTCCATGCAGTTATGCCTGGCTTTAACTCTACTCGATGATACGAATTAGAACTGCAAATACGGAAATGACCAGGACCTCTCCATTTGCGGATCTCACATGACTTAGTTCCATCGTCGTTAAACTGCGGTATCCATTCGTAGTAGCCACCTTTTAAAATAAGTGTGGCATAGGGCCATGGATGATCGTGAACATCATCTGGATCACCTTTTAAAAACTTATGAAGGAATATGTTAAACGGAAACCGTTCTCGTTCTTTTAGAAAAAGATAGTATCGTTCGAGATACGGCTCGTTGTTAATACGATCCATAATGATTCTCTTACGACCTAATTTTTCTAATAATTTAAGCAACATCAAAAACCTCTTCTCTTAGATAACGCTTGAGCTCTTTGTCAGTTGGTTCTACAGTATAGTTTCTTTTGAAGAATATTTCATATGAATCAGAACCGTATTTTCCAATGCCATATAACATTGTAGCATCTTCGTGCTGCCAAGTCAAGAAGTCATTTGTCATTCCGTGCAGTCTTTTATATCGGACATTAACCATTCCCAAAGGCCATATGACATCTTTTACTTCTTCTTCAGTGGCATTTAGGAATTTATTAGGAGTATTCCATCTATCTATAAAGATCGGAAATACTGTTTTAACTGGTATGCGTCCAGTTTGATTTAACATGATCACAGCTACCATGTGTTGCCAAACACCGTTAACTGTTTGTCCGGCAGGTAGTTGTTGCTGGACCATTAGATCATCACGCAATGGTTTAATCATCTAAATCGGTTCTATCAAGCCAGGCATCTACTTTTGCTTCTGCTTCTTTTTGATTGACTGCATAAACATTAAACCAAGCACATTCTTGATTGGCTCTAATATCAAAAGGAACAGATCCGTTAAACTCCAACGGACCATCTAGCATTCTTTTCACTTCAAACAGTTGTAGGTTCATCGCTCGAGTTATGAGATTGTTAGCAAGTTCCACGGAGTTCATTTTGGCTCCTTGGCTTCTTCTAATCTGTTATTTAGGTCAGTTAATTCCCATTCAGCTAGCTTTTCCCGGAATTCACCTTCTTCGAGTCCGTGCCAGCCAATACACTTACCAGTGGGACTACGACCACACCCGCATCTGCCTATTTCATTTACATCTTCTTTTACTCTTGTCTGCATGATTATTCCTTAAAGTATTTTTCCATAACTTCTAGCTTGTCTACGTATTCTGCAATCAATGCCACTTCTTTTTCAATGGCATCCATAAGATCGGTGTGATCGTGAATAGCCATAGGATTGTTTAACATAATATCTACATTCATTTTATGTTTAAGAATGTGTGCTTCGAAGTGTTGTTTTAAAACACCAATCATTTGTTGTCTCATTCGTCTTCTCCAATAAATTCTTCGCCAGTACTTTCGTTGATTAATTGCAACGGTCCGTAAATCCAATATTCAGTGTCGTCATTGTTCCAACCGAGTGCTTCGACGCCGTCAAACGTATCTTCTTCCCATGCTGCATTAAACTCTTCTATATCTGCGTCAGTGGTATTTTGTCCAGCTTCTGTGTCGGCCCAGCAGCCGTCATCCATACTATCGAGTTCCCATTCGTACTCATCAGCGTATCCTACTTCAAATCCTTCTGGATTTTTTAAGTCGATATCTGGTTTTTCGTCGCTTTCACAATACCACGTACCCCAACGAAATCCTTCTTCTCTAATGATAACTTTATCATCCTTTCTCCAGAATTGTCTTTCGACAGCATTCTTCTTATTATAGTTTGAAATTTTCCATGTAGTCATAATTACCTCGGCGCAAATTCTTGTTGTAATTTAATGTTGTCAAAAAACTCTTTCTTTGTGTGAGGGTCGTCTTTGAACGATCCTTTGAGTACAGTAGTCTGCGTTAGACTAGAGTGTGCCATAATGCCACGATTCTCACAGCATCCATGAATCGCTTGTACATAAACCGCTACGTTCTCGCTATCTGTTGCTTTCATTATTTCTCGGGCAATGTCGTTGCAGAGTTCTTCCTGCAAAGTACCACGACGAGCGCACCACTGAGCAATACGAGTGTACTTAGACAAACCAATGAGCTTTTGTGCGGCGATAATCCCAATATAAGCGACACCAGATACAGGCTGGTGATGATGACTACACATACTGCGTAGTTCACTTCTAACCACGAGCATGCCTTCGTAGCGTTCTTCTGTATCATTTGGAAACGCTGTTGCGTCTGGTGCCGGTTCATATCTTCCTGCCATTATTTCATTAAAGTACATCTTGGCAAGTCTACGTGCTGTGCCTTGACTATTGGGATCGTTCTCACGATCAATAAGCAATCTATCCAGCACAGTTTCAAATGCTTCTGTGGCTTCATCTATTAGTTTTTCTTTATCGCCGTTGTGTAGGTATTCGCTGATGTTATCGCCGGCCCAGAAACGTTTGCCTTCACGTTTAAATTTAAATCGAAGATGATCGCCTAGATATGCTTCTTGATAACCGCCGTCGCCTGCCATCGCGTCCAGGCCCGTTTCTTTTTTAACGTAAACCGGTTTACCTAGCGGTTCGTATTTGTCCTCAACAAACTTTCCAGGATTAGGTTGGTTCATAATAGGATCGGGTGTGAATTCTTTTGTCAATTATAGTTCTCCGAGTTAATGTCGTGGATGACATATATTATATTATTTTAACATCTCTAATAGTTTATTACAACTAAAAAAGTTTTCTTTTAATACTTCTACCTGTTTATTTAGGCTAGGTATACGAGTTCTGTAATTTTCCATATGTTCTATAATTGTTTTACAGATATCTGGTCGATATACAGTATAGGCATCAAAAGATTCAGTCCAGACACTAGGATACTTAAATGTGTCTAAAGCCATTTCGCTGTAGCTTAGACGATCCGGTACCATAGGTATAGCATCTACGATAGCGCCTTCATACCAACTGATGCCCAGCGTTTCTTGTAGGTTAGCACTGAATACCAGTTTAGCTTCGCCTAGCAAATTATGATATTCATTTTTTGTAAGTTGCTGATCTTGACACACAACGAATTCATATTGCGGCAAGTGTTCTTTTAAATCACGAAAGATTTCAACCTGCTTTTCTGGAGCAATACGATGTGGGAACAAAATAAGATCACGCTTAGGCATGTTCTTGTACATCAGTAATGTGTCTCCCATATACTCCATGGGCCAGCCTGTGCGTACAACCTTGTTGTTGAACACAACATCATCTAATACAGTCTTATACATTGATTGTTTACGATCAGGATCAGCTTGGATCAAGTTCTCGTAAAACATATGAATGTGAAAGTCTGTGGCAAAGTAGTTGTGATCAAACGCATGATAGAAACTCTTCTCTGCATTGCGTACCCAAGGCTTATCACCAACAAGTCGACCTAAAAAGTCTTGTGGATCATATGAACCCGCATGCCATAGACCGTGAATTGTAATAGGGATTCCTAGCAGTTCACTCATGTACTTTAAGTTGATGACACCCGGATGCCAAGCATCGGTGAAGATAAAGTGATCGCCTGGCTTAACTGCCCCGGAGCAAAATAAACGACCCATTTGCTCAACCTGGCTAGCCTTATATATATTAGTGCCACCGAAGTTAAGAAATGCTCCGGGAGTGGTAGCACTAGGAATATCCGTAGGGCCTGATATGATGTTGACATCATGTCCCGCCCTTCGTAATAACGCAGGTACATGGGACTTCCATTGTCCCGTGTACCTTGTCTCAACTGCTTCTAGATCAACGAGAAAAATTCTGCTCATTGCGTTGGCGGTTGAATGGTTTATTACCTTGATAAGGTCTCCTTGGACGCTTACTAGCCAAATAGGCCTGGTAATTTATAGACTCTTTTTTATAGAGATCTGCCGGATTAAATTCGCAGAGTTGAAATCTGCACCAATTATGATATGAGTCCAGGTCATCCCAGACTCTAACAACGTCAGGACGATTTTCAAAGTACCTGTAGTCCCTGTAGTTTTTGCTCATCACTTCCTCTTAATATTTGATGAATGAACCATTTTCTCCGTCTTCGGAGACCTCAATCCAAATCTCTCGATTCGGATACCTTTGTGAAATCATGCCGTGCAAATCGCCTGACATCATTTCGCAACTTTTAAAGTCTAAACTAAGTGTAGCATCTTTATAAAGATTTTCCAACCATCTTTTAAACTGAATAAACTCAATATCGCGATCATCATGATTGACGCTTATCCAAACTTTAAAATGGAAGATATGTCTATGTTCGTTAGCAAGGAATGACACATCATATTCGTCGCCAGTTGCTAGATTAGGATCTGTAGCAGCAGCTGGATACTTATGGATTCCTTCCTTACGGAATGTGATCCAAATCATTTTGTTAGGTCTTTGATCTTGTCGGATGATCATGATAGCAGTCCTTCACAAAGTGTTTTAATTTCGTCTTTGCTCATATGAAAGTTATATGTGCTAGCGTGATCTACTTTACCATCTTTATCTAATGATTCTTGTATAAAGTCAACGTTATACAATCCCTTGGGATTAATAACTTCCCACGATTCTACACGCACTCTGAATCCGGCATTTTCTTTAACTACAAATGATTTAATTTTTAAACTGTCGTGTCTCATCTCAAACTCTCCATTGTGATAATTTTTGCTAGTTCTTCACCGAGGTCTTTGTCTTCAGTGACAACGTGCAGACTATGACGATTGTCGTCGTTCTTGCGATCGTACTTGGTAGTTTCAATAATTGTACCGCCGCTGGCACCATAAACATTCAATCGAAATCCCTGTGATTGAATATTTGGGCCTTCGCAATCTTCCACTGCATACGTCATCTCAGCATCGTCGTTGTCTTGTAAAAGCCAGTTACGAATTCGTTGTTTAAATGTTAGTTTCATTGGTTTCTTTTCTTCTACTGTATATCTTGCACGTTTAATTTGATTTGCACCAATTGTTCCTCGATGTCGTCTTGGAACCTTTAATGTCGATGCTACTGCATATCCACCGCTCATTTTATAATCTCGTCTTTACCATATTGATCCCAACTGGTAAACTTATCTCTACCAAGTAGGTCATGGAGGTTATGGCACCACACTCCGTGATTAGTTGCTGCAAAGTCTTTGTCGTCTAGCTTAATTGTAGCATTATATCCTAGCTGTTGTAAATAGGGCAGTTTAACCGAAATCTGCGGAATAAACTTCCTATGCTCAACTAGAAAGCTTTCTAATAGGCCTTCAACTTCACGTACATCTAAATCTAAGGTACACCAGAAACCATTTTCTAAACAATAGCGAATCATGTTCTCCCAAGCCGACCATGTCTTAGCATCGTTGACTCCATCGGTAGAAAAACTTTGATTAGCACCAAAATAGATGTGTGTGCAATTATTATTTCTAGCAACCTCTGTAATTACCTGTTCGTTTAATACGCCAACGACAAATAATGTTTTTAAACCGTATGCAGGAGTTTTTTCAATTTCGATCCCCACAAATAGTGTAATATCTTCGGAGGTACCGGTTTGATATTCTCTTTTCATTTTTTAAAAAACTTTTTGATAGTGTTAATAAGATTGGAATATCTAAAATGATATTCCGTTAGGTAGGGAGTACGATGCGGACAGCGTCCTTGGTGCCATTCACAATCAGCTCGTATTTCTTGACCACAGGTCGTGCATTTATTCTTCGAATCCACTTTTGCGCATTTCCTCGGCTCTTGTAGCCTCGCGTTCTGCGATATGAAAATCACAGAGAGTTTTAATCCAGCCACCGCTGGTCCTTTTACCGGGAGCACCGCATTCTTCACACGATACACTGGCCCATGTCTCTGCCATAGTGATCATTCCACTAGTAGTATCATCACCACCTTGATGATAGAAACGAAGACCGCCGAATTTTTCCTTGATCTGTTCTATGACGACTTGGGGTATAGCTTGACCTTGTTTTTCTTTCCAATCGATATGATTCTGAATATCAGCGCACAGCGACTCTAAGATTAGCCACCAACCTGATCCAACCGCAAAGCCGCCGTACTTGCCTTCAAACATTTTTGGAAAACGTTCTTCCATTGATTTTGCAAACTGTTCGTATTGGCTTTCTTTATACATTACCAATTCTCCACGCCAGATATTTCAATTTCAAAAGAGCCACGAACATTGTTAACTTCTCTAGCAAATGTTATAGATACGATTGATCCAATACCGCTGCTAGAGTCTTGTTTAAGTTCAAAGACATCTAAGTCGGGAAACTTAGACAGCACCTCTTGTATTTTTTCGATGTCGTTTCTGTTTAAAAACATATTATCCGTTCAGTATTTGTTGCTTATGTTTAAGTATAACAATATCGTCCTTTAAACGCAACCGTTGTTTCTTCAATTCTTCTAGTTTTAGGTCTTCAAATAAACCATTTTTTTCTAAATTGTCAATTTGTTTATCCAAAGCACGATGTGCTTCTTCTAAATGTTTAATTCTGTTCTCGTACATAACAACTCCTTATTCAGCTACAAGACTATTTAGGTCATCGTCATCCGGATTTGCAAAGTCAATCTCACCAGCTTTTTTACCATCATCAAAATCAAATAAGCTACCGAATGTGTTAGCAGCAGGCCCCCCTTGCAGCCGAGCACCTTCTAATGACTTCAAGAACTGTCCAGCAGTCTCGATCATGTCAAATGCTTCTGCTTTAGTTTTAGTATTAAATAGTTCTTCGACGAATGTACCAAAGTAAAGAATCTTGTTTGGAACCCAATCGCTAAATTCGATTTCTTTCTTACCTTCAATGCTCTTCATTCGCCAATCTGGTTTAAATCTAGCACATTCGATATCCATTAATTGTTGAGCACGTTGTACGGCTTTGATATGACATTCTACGTTATGTCCCATCATTAGTGCATAGGCAAACGAATCCCAACTGGTTTTATTTGGAATCTTTCCTAGTTTATTCAACTTTGGAACTACTGTGTAATGATCTGGATTTAAATGATCAAATTTCTTACCATCTAATTCTTGATCACTCTTTCTTACACCATAGTCATAATAAGCAATATCTCCCATAGTTAGTCTACTAGAGAATTCGCTTTCAAACGGAAACGGAATATCACTGCCAGCAAGTGCTTTATTATCTGGAGCCTTGTCCATGATTACTGACCAACGCTTGTTGGTATGTTGTGCGTTTGTGTAAACAAGACCGTGAGCGGTAGCAATAAACGGTGATGCACAGTCAAAGCTGATTGTAAGTTCTGGATTGATATGCTTGCGTAGTTGTCTTTGAATCTGTGTTAGATAACATGACCAATCTAATTGTGCTGTGCCTAAGAAGTGAATCCAGTTTTTGCCTGTAAGCATACCTTCATCACGCATGGTCATTAGACGCTTGAGTGTGATGTCCATCTTACACATATTAGCACCACCAAATGCCCAACCTTCTGCTTCCTTGCCAGCATACTTGCCTTTGGGGTCGCTAAATTCTTTAACACCTTCGTACCATTTCTCTGCGGTATCCCAGTCTGAACCCTGTAAGACATTGAGCCATTTAGTTTGACCTAGTCGATTTTGCAAGAAGTAATCGTTATTAAAACGAGTTTTATCTAGACAGTCTTCGAAGGTTTTCAATCCAGTCTTAGGACTATGAATGTGATCACAGGCCCATGTAGGAACGTCTAGCATCATTGACCAGTCAGCAGTTAACTCTAACCATTCGAGAATCTTTTTACGAGTCTTGTTAGCTTCTGGACCTTCAAAATTTAACCAGTCAAACTTAAGAACACCTTTACCGATTTGATAACCACCGGAGTCTCCTAAGATCATTGTGTTGGGTCTATCACGATCTTGGATCATTGACTCTTGAATCATTGATTTTTCTAAGTCAAGTTGTGCATGACCTGCCGAATACAAACCATATTTGTAGGTAAAGTAGCCTTGATCTGCGTTTAAGAAGTTCATGCCTTCGATGCCTCGATCGAACCCTTTGGGAATACGGTCTTTAGGTACGAACTCTTCTAATCGTTGTTTTGCTATATATGTGGAATAGAAAGAACTAATTGCGGGAAGATACACCGCATAGTCCTTTTGTAATGGTGTTAGGTTAACTGGTTGTTTGCTCATAGTCTCTCGCTAAAATTGCTGTAAGTTCTACTCTTGTTTTTGCCTGTTCTAATTGATCTAGAGCAATACGTACAGCTTCATTTGAAGATGCTAGTTTGTACCACTCGCTTTCTTGATCACGTTGTATACGTGCCCATTGTATGATATCTAATACACCTTGATCTAGCCCTACAGTGGCATAGCTAGTAGATAGCATTTGCCAACTGCTACCGTTAAACACTTCCATCTCTGTGCCGTTAATGCGAAGCATACCCGTCATTGGGTTATTGGAGTTTGGGCCGACATACGGTAGGGCGGTGTTTCCGCCACTGACCGTAATGCCTGTAGTACCCTGTAGACCTTTGATCATTAAGCTGCCTGCGCTGGAATAATGTATTTGTAAGTAGCAAGGCCACTGTCAAGGGTGATCTGAATAGCACCTTCGTTTGACAAACTCATCTTTGTATTGTTGACATCTGCAATCTTAAGAATACTCAAGATTGGCAACACTGGCCAAGTCCAACCACGATCCAACTTACCACTAACACCCATCGCAAAGATAAACTCGCCACCGTGTGTGCTAGCATCACCAAAGATAAACTTCAAATTGCCACCGTCTGTTTTAGCAAGGAACGTTGGGTGTTCGTTGTTAGCACCTGCTTGGAAGTTGAAACGTTGTACTGCGGCAACGCTAGGCTCAACTTCAACGTCCCACTTAACACCGCGGAACTTAACAGTCTTCATCTTTTCGTTGATGATTTCTGTGTTCATAAAGCGATAGTCGTTTTTGAAGTCGCCGTCTTTGTTTTCAAAGTGGATACCAACTGGCAATGTTTCTCCATTGCGTTCGGCAGTGGTAATACTGATCTTAGCATCGTCTTTGTACTCATTACCATCCAACAAGTATTTCAACTTGTTAAGTTGTGGCATACCGAAAACGCCAATCATATCTACGTATGGTGCATTTGTTTCTGCCTCCATGATAACCGATCGATCATCAGCCATAGAGTTAATTAAGGTTTTTTGATCTGTGCCTGTAATTTTTACCGTTGTCAAAAAACCTAAGTTCTGTGTATGACTAACGATGTCTTGTAAAATATCTTTCATTGAAAATTCTCCTGTATATTAAGATTATATTTAGATCTGCGTGAAAAAGCAAGGCTTAAATCACTCAAAATCAAACAATTTGCCGAATGTATTATCTGACCTAGTTGAACTGATGTCCCATTCCAAAACACCAATTAGGTTTCCTAACTTCTCATCTATCACAGTGGTCTCCATTTCGCCGTCGTTGAACGGCATATCTTTAAACCACTGAGGCAGTCTAAGTTCATCCACTGGATATGCCACTGATGTATACCCCATAGGATTATCTTTGATTTTACAGACAATGACTTTCATGCCATCGACTATGTTCATAGAATATTTGTCATCCATCATACGCTTCAAAGTATTCCAGTTAAGACTTGCACGAACGTGTCCGGGCATGTTGGTCTTGCCTGCTTTCTTTTCTTTGGCTGCATATTCGGTGATGTTGTTGGCACGTTTAGGCGAACCTTTCTCCCAACCCGGTCTTGTTTTGAATTCTGTACGGAAATTAGTGATATATTCCAATACTTCTTCTTTTTCAGCACCATTTAGAACACGAGTTAATACTTCGCTCAAGAAGTCCTGTATAACAACCGGGGTATCTGAACGCTTGAGGTCAAGCCCCATCGCTTTAATCTTTCCCGGTTTTCCATCGACATCTGATCGCTTGCCTTCTTTGTCGTAGTAGAGGACTGCGTATCGCTTCTTGGTAATGAAGAGTCCTTTGCTTGCAACAATTTCGCGACCTGCTTTGATGACCTCTCCTCTCCCCTTTGGGCAGTGGAATGCATCTTGCATGAATTTAACGAATGTTCCATTTACTTCTTCTCCTATAGTATCATAAAGTTCAACAACAGATTCTTTTGACCAGGGCAATGTTCCATTGTCAATGTCTTTCTTTAGTGTTTTGTATGCAGAAAAATAGCAAGAGTCTGTATCGCCATAGATAATAGCTTTACCTATGTGATCATATTCTCCTGTAACGATTTCATTCACTTTACTTGCCATGTGTTTGGCAACTTGTCTACCAGTAAGAGTTGTGCTCTGTCCGATTCTGTTATCAAAGAATCTACAGCCCACGTTAAGGATAGCACCATATAAGCTGTTAAGCAAAATCTTCTTAACTAACTGACGCTTGTCCCAGTATTCTTCTTCAATTTTATTACCAGCTGCAATACATTCTCGCAGTTTGGCCTGCATTTCTTTACGCTCTTTGTACCAACGAGCTAGTAATCCTGAAATAACTCCTTCAGTCTCATAGGTAAAGATAGTGCCATTAGCACTAATGACCCAAGGTTGATTACTTTCAAATATGAGATCGTATATTTGTGCAGCACTTAATGTATCAGACCCACCACCTTCCCAATCGATGGTAATTTCTCGAGCAACATCTTTGCTCATCACCGCGGTATATTCTAAACTTCCAAATATACCTTCCCATGCAGCCGCGAAACTTTTGCCTTTGGCCATCTCGGCTGCGATATAATCCTTAGTACCATCCTGTCGTAATTGACCAACGATGGTTTCTGGACCCATATTTAAAGCCCGAATAGCACTAGGATAGAGACTATTAATGTCAAGAGAGCCAATCCACTCATGTATACCTTTCTTTGGATAAGCAACATACGCACCTGCTGCTTGTGTTTCTGTATGCTCTTCAGCTTTCTTTCTATTAGGAACAATCATTCCTCTTCGATGAGCTTCGTTGATGATCGCCTGCTCAGTTACTGCAACTGCACCCATAGTGGTTGCTAACAGCACTGTGTTTTCGTGTGCAATCTTATTAGCGAGGTCTAAGAATTTAAGTTTTTTATCTAGTTTGTCCAACAACGCACAGTCTTGCCTGTTGTACTCAATGAATCGTTTAAAGTCATTGTTATACAACTGATCCAATGTGCCCTCGTAGACTGTTTTATTCTCACCAATCTCCATTTCACCGATGGCATCTAATCGATAAGTGTGTCGTTCTTCATAGGTGTACTTGCGATACAATTCAAGACTGTCCAAGTGTACACGACCGATAAGGTCATATGTTATCGCAGTCTTGCCGTACTTTTCATACTCACGTTTTTTAGGATACTGTCCCCATAGACAAAATCTACGTGTGTCATCTTTGCTTAAGACTTTCACAACACGATTTACAGTATAGGGAATATCGAAACCTTCCGAGTTCCATCCACTTAACACATCTGCGTCTTCGATCAAGTTTAAGAATGTATCCAACATGTCTGCTTCGTTGTCAAACAGCATGGTATTAGGGAAGTCTTCAACGTGTCGCTTGGCTTCTTCCATAGACAAGGTCTTAGGCGGAATAGCTAGACATATCATGGTCTCCATCCATTGCAGATACACAGCAATAGCAGTAATTGGCATAAACGCATCTTCTGGTGATGCGTAGCCACGTTCTGGATCGAAGTCTACTTCAATATCAAAGAATGCTATGTTGAGTTTGGGTGCGTCTACATTAAGATATTGATCTTCAAGACATCGATAGATAGGATTGATGTCTGATTCATATAATTTTTTATTGCTGTGTATAGCCAGCTCTTTGCGATGCTCTTTAACGTTTCTACTTGATACTCGTGTTAAAGGTTCGCCTTTGATCGATTGAAACTTGCCGCGGGGGTCTTGATAATAAAATAGATGTTTAGCAGGATATTCTTTGTAATGTCGTTGACCTTTGTCATCACGTTCAACCACATTGATTACATCCTGCTCTCTATCATAGAAAGCGTCTACATAACTCAATTTATTCTCCTATGCAATTTACGGCTTGCAAATACCAATTGTGCGGTTTATGGCCACGCCTACCTTCTACGATATATTTATAGCATCCTGATAAGGCCAACAGTATCTATAGTTGTTAACAAGATATAGTTAGCCAACATGCCAAACGATTTCCGAGTATAACTAGCCCAAGCATACATGGCACAACCAGTAATCCAAATAGGATAGAGTACCAATAGAGGCGGATTTGGAACAGTTGCTGCCATAGTAATTGCGCAACCAATCGAGATTGCCCAAGCCAGGACCTCAACGCAGAATCTAAACTTATTTGATCGCCAGTCATCTCGTATCCAGTCAAAAGTGGGTTTTAACAGTTCAATCATTCAGGAAGTCTTTTAGTGACACCGAGAATCATTTCAATGTCATTCCATTCTTGTTCGTGGTCTTTCCAGTTATCTTTGTGTGCGATCTTAATTGCTTTGTTGATGATGCTGGGTTTAATTTGTAGTTCTTCTGCGACAGCTTTAACAGTTTCTTTGAGACCCTCTTGGAGATCTTCTAACTCACGTAATACATTTGAGCCTTCGTTGATTAATCGCTCTAGTTTTGCTTTTTCTTCCGGACCATACATTCTTGTAGACATAAATTATCTCCTATAGAACTATTATATAGTCATAAAAAAAGCCAGTCAACCTATGACTGGCTTTTGTTTACCAAACGTAAACTGATTAGTAACCTTTGGTTGTTCCAACTTGCGACAAGAACAGTAATGCTAACAACCCCGGAATAATTAACCAAGCCGGGCCACCAAAGAATCCAGCGATCATTGCAGCAGTTCCACCTAATGCACCAGTTAGGCTAACAAGTTTTTCACCTAATGTTGCACTCTTATCCCATGCGTCTACACTACCAATAGTTCCCATACCGCTCTTTGGATCTACTTTCTTCTGACCAAAGAAATCACCAACTTTCTTTCCTGCATCTTTAATCATATCCATTGGACCTTCTTCAATGGATTCACTTGCAGCTTCTGGTTTAGCACCCAATGCCTTAGCCACTGCTTTAATATTTGCTAATGTAAAATCGTCTGATGAAACTTCTGATTTGCCTAATACCTTTTCTGCGGTTGCCTTCATCTTAGACTTTTCTTCGTCCGAAAGTTTCGATGCCATTTTAGACATCAAGACATTTTTAACTTTCTCAATCATGCCCTCAGTTAATTGGGCTCTACCTTCATTGACTTTTTTTTTACCTTCGCTCAGTACATCGTACATTTCAAATACGCCACCATTGCGTTCGTAGATTAATCCTGCATATAGAGAGGCTTTAGTACCTTCGCCTAACTTGCTGATAGCCACACGCTCGGCCCAGTTGAACAATGCTTTATCAGTAGGATCAATTTGTTGTTGACCTCCGCTTTCTTGTACTAGACGTACCATTTCTTTGAATGTTAATTTTGGTTCAAATGATTCTGCCATAACTTTTTTACGGCTAGCAAATGACTCATCTTTCTTAGATTTTTCTTCTTTCTCGGCAGTCTTGCCACTGTAGTTTTTGCCGCCGGTATGTTTAATACCTGTTGCTGTTTTTTCAATAGTTCCGCCTGTAGAAGACTTTTTCTTATCTCCTACTTTCATCTCGTCGGATTCTTTAACATCATCGTCTTTCTTAGCAAAAGGATTTACACCTTTCTTTGGACCGCCCTTCTTATCAGCAACCGCTTTCTTCATTGGCTCTTTCTTGTCGCCGTCTTTGTCCATGTCTAAGAAGTCTGGCTTAGAGCCTTCTTCCATTTTCTTTTTCTTTTTGTCAGCTTCTGCTTTCTTAGCTTCAACCATCTTAGCAAACTTGCCGCCAAAAGCTTCTGTATCTATAGATTCTTTTTTAGCTTTCTTAGCCTTAGGTGCGTCATCTTCGTCGTCCTTCGGTGCTTTGTCGCCGCCATAGTTCTTACCAGCTGTATGCTTGATACCAGTCTTGGTCTTTTCGATAGTTCCACCTGTAGATGATGCTTTCTTATCACCTACTTTCATTTCTTCTTTAACGTCTTCTTCAGCCTTTTTCTTAGCTTCTGCAACGTAGCTAGTACGACCACTTAGAACACGTAATTGTGCATCTTCGTTAAGCTGTACAGCTTTATCTAATACTGGTGCAGCGGGAGTCTTTGGGGGTGCTTCCATGCTGTCTAGTTTGCTGATGAGTGTTTTAAAATCCATTATTATCTTCCTTAGTGTGTTTCTATCAACAGTCGTGTTGACTAAACCCGTATATTATTTATCTTCGTTTGATACTTCCGCCAGTTAACAAGTTAACACCCTTTAGATCGAGCGCATTTTTTGCTGTACCGTTCTTGTTTTTTAGAGTTTTTCCGGGCGTGTTTTGATATACTGCGCCCACAGATACATTGCCAGCACTTGTAGCGCCTGCTGTTGCTGATTCTAAAATTTCACTTATTTTCATACTATTATTTATTCTTCTTAGCACGGCCTGCTTTCATGTTAGCTAGCCAGTGTGCCATCCGCTGTTTCTCGCCCGATGAATTTTTAGCAGTTTTACGTAGATCACTAACACTGGCCTTGGTATTAACTCCTGAACGTTTAGCTAGTCCTTTGCGTCCAGGTTTCTTACCATCTGCAAAGTTTTCTTTCGCTACACTGCTTTTGGGCATATGATCTCTGCCGTAGCTAATACGACTACCGATGATGGTTTCTAAGGCTACGTGAAGTGCGGATCCAGACAAATGATTTCTCAACCATTTTTCTGCTAAGTTGTTGATAATCTTTTCATTAGCATGTACACGCCCGCTGCCTTTGGTCTTATCATGCACATATGCATGATATGCTTCGTGGACAGCCACAGCAACATCTTTAGCAGCTTTGCTGTCTAAGTTGGGAATATTAATACTGCCGCCAGTTCCTGATTCTTCGGTGTCTCTAAACATCGGCGATTCGTTGCTTTGGTACACGTAATACATACCGGGTTCAACACTATCTTCGTCGTCGGTTATTCGATGTTTACCTAAGATATTTTTGATAGCATCATATGCTGTCCATAGCGTAGGAGCAGGAGCACCTCCAACTTTTGTAGTTGGCAACATGGGTTTGTCCTCGGGATCAAACTCGCCGTATCTTTGTTTTAACTCTATATCGCTAGCGTCTGCCTCTCCAACGCCGCCATCACCGCCCCCACCGTCTCCGCTATAGCCTGTGGCATATCCATAGCCGCCGTATGGACCTGGGCCGTAAGCAGCCCAACGTGTTTTCTTCTTGCGCTTCTTCTTTTCAGTGATAAACTCGTGAGCTCGCATTAAGATATCTTTGTTGGATTACAGCAATATGTTGGATCGCACCAATCGTAGGTTTGGCCAATGTCGCCTGCATACGCAAAGCTCATTCCGATCGCGTAAAAATACATGCCTGTTACAAAATTTTTAAACAGGGCTGTAGGGATTTTTTGGAGTGTCATAGCCGTCGTCCTCTGGGAATACTGGATAATTGTTTGGGTTCATACTGAAAAGCTGCTGCCGCAGCCACAGGTTGTTTGAGCATTGGGATTTTTTATAACAAATTGACTACCTGTAATATCTTCTTTATAATCAATCTCAGCACCGTTGAGATATTGCATACTCATAGCATCAACGACCATCTTCCAACTACCTACCGGTATTTCAAAGTCATCATCATTTTGAACATCGTCAAACGTGAATCCATAACTAAATCCACTGCATCCGCCGCCTTGCACGAACGTTCTTAATTTAAGATTAAGATTATTTTCTTCTGACAACAGATCTTGTATTTTTATACGAGCTGCTGGAGTTACCTCAACCATTGCTTATCTCCAAATTTTTCGTTAGTTAGATACGGCAAACTAAACCAAAGTTGAAACCATTCAGGAGTTCCTGGTCGTATATCTTGCTCGCGTTCTATTTTTCTTTTTTCAGTTCCAGAAATTGAAACATTTATGCCTTCGTAGGTTTTAAGGCCTTTAAATTCATTTATGCCTGCAAGTCTCTTGATCTGATCTAATTCATCCATTATTTTGTTGCTGGCTCGCCGGTAATATAAATTTCCCACTTCTTACCAGTGGCTGCTGACTTTCTAGCGGCCATGTCTTTTAATCTTTGAAATTCTCTTTTTTCTTCCGGACTATCTGCATACGCACCTGCTGGCCCAGGAAATACTTTCCACTTCTTACCGTTGATGTAAACAGCAAAGTTATTTCCGGGTTCTGTATTGCCTTCATCCCAATCCTCTGGATCTCTTACTCTTTCGGTCATATCTTTACTTCTATGCTTCCTATACGGGTCCATGAAATCTTTTTCCCATTTGCCTTCTTTTACAGCCCAAGCAAAATCTGTAAGTCGTCCCAGGCCGCCACCTATCTCACCAAACAAGTCAGCCAGCTTCGTTACCTCGCTGACTGTGGCACCAGTTCCGTCCTGGATCAAATCAATGATCCAATCAATATTCTCGTTGTTAATGGCTTCGTCGTATCGGTCCCAAAGTTTAGGATTTTGCACAATGCGTTCACCTAGTCTACCTAGCTTTTTGACCAGAGCAAATTCACGATCCATGGGCTCAGCATCTTCAAACTGTTTTTGCTTGTGTTTAAAGTCGCCTTGTTTTTCAGCTTTCTTTTTATCTTTGTGTGCGCCAGCACCTGCAGTTTTTTGATTCTTAGCTACAAAGTTTCTAGGTTTACTTGCTGGTATAAATTCTTTGGCTTTCATAAGGAAATTCCTCTTGATCTAATGCCGCCTTTGCTTTTGATTTTGCCTAGTTCCTCGAGAGCATGACGTATCTGTTCCATGTTCATTTTCAGTTCGTCGAACTGTCGTGCCATTAGCTGCCATTCGCCGGGGCTGGCATTCTCAGCTCGACTGGCTAGATCTTTTAATTGTCCAGCGGCACGTAGCATACGGTATTTTAATTTAGCAGGATTGGCCTTATCATGACTGTGAATCATAGGATCCATCGGATCGCTAGGGTCCATTTCGATCGGAGCTTCTTTGACCTCTTCTTTCTTTTTAGGATAGCCGTGTTTGATATCTAATGTATAACCTTGTAGTCCCTGTTTATCCAACACTCCGCTGATAAACTTTTCTGCTTCTCTAGCATTTTCAAAGCGATCACCTAAGTTATATTTTCTTATTTCACCATCTATCTTAACATAAGCGATAGTAATAGGCTTAATAGGTTCTTCTGCTGCTTGAGCAGGGCTTCCTAAAAGATTAGCAGCAGCTAATGCTGCCCCGGCCATTTTACTCTTCCACCCCTCACTAAAATCTTCTTTGATTCCCATGCCGACGCGAACAGCGTTGTAGAGTTCTTCAGCGTATTGCCCGGCGCCAGTCTTTTCAGCGAATCCTTGCAAATCTCCATCTACTGCTTTTTCTCTGGCTTTGCTTGCACTAACGCCTTTAATACCTTCGGCGCCATCTTCTCTTTCCCCGCTGGATTTAAAATCTAATACTTCAAACTTATAATACCCGTGTCCTTTACCCTCAACTCCGTTGTAATCGGAGATTAATTTTTGAAAACTAGCTAGTCGATCACTACCTGCTACAAAGGTAGCATCTCTATATCCGAGGTCATACAAATAAGAGCAGACTTTTCCAATTGTGTTAAGCCTCGGATCAACGACTAAATGATCAGCATACTTGGGATGTATTAACTTGATGAACTTGGTCTTTGTAGCGTAGTCTAGGGGATTTTCTTTTTTATCTTGGGTTTGACTTACAAAAATTTTATAGTCCCCGCCTACATCGGCCATAGTTTTAAAAACTTGTTCGTGTCCAATCGTGGGAGGGTTCATCCTTCCGAAACAGAAAGTAATATGTTTGCCACCTGTCTCGGCTTCAACTAATTCTTTAATCTTCATAGTCGCCGTGTTTAATATGTTTTTCTTGCTCGTTAGCTAGTTGTTTAGCTAACTCGATTAGTTTTTCCTTAGGAAACTTCTCACCCGGATCTGATATTTCATATTTTTTACAATATTCTTCTTTACACATTTCTAGAGGTCGTATGTAAATTTTATAAGCATTGGGATTTCCTACATGATCTTTATGTCTATCGATGGCTGGAAAGAAATGTCGATCTAACGTCTTTGTATCATTGTCGATAAAAAACTTAAGATCGCCTAACCAATCAATGTCGGGCTCGTCTTTAGGAGACCCAATAGGACTAAACATTTCTCTTAATAACATTACCAGCTCCTACAAGACCAGTATCTCGCTTTCCAACGCGGTCCTGGATTTTTGCAATTATGTCTAGCACGGAATGATTTTCTACGTGCTGGATTGGATTTTTTGATACGCATTTTCTTATCGCCAAAGTTTACCTTGACAATATTACCATTGGGCTTGCGTACATATACTTTAGATTTCTTAACATCGCCGGCCATCTTCTTACCTAATGGGACGTTGCGGCCTTGATATTCTGCTTCGTTAGCAATGCTCTCGCCGCCAACTAAGTCTCCTTGCCGCGCAGGTCGATTTTTGCTGGTGCCGTCATTGCGCCATTGTCCAGCAGGACCTTCTTTATGGCCAGCTTTTTTTCCTGCGAACGGTATACTACCCTCTTCGGCGTAGTTATTGGATTTCATATAATCACGAGCTGTGTCGATATAGTCTACAGCCTTGGTGATTTTTGCCTGCACCCATTCTGGTAGATTGTCGTCAGTATCTAATATGTCGTATAATTCTTGAGCAGCACTGTTGATAGTACGAAGATCGTCTTTGGCCATATCGCCTTCGTTGTCGTACTCGCCGTAGTTCTCTGGATCTTCCGGATCTTCTGAATGATCTTCCATTTTAACGCAGTTGTCTACAGTCTTGCCACCTTTTTGTTTGGTGCCCATGCGCTTGTAGCCTTTCCAGCAGGCCTTGCCATCGACGCCTTTCTGTTTATCTTCACGAACAACTTCTCCTTCGAGAAACATTATTCCCTGGGCACTTAACATTTCTAAAGCAGCATCGTCTAGATCAATAACAATACCGTCTTCTAGCACATCAGTGATTTCTGTAGTAATCTCGTGATCTTGAGAAAAGCTGATACCGAATGAATCACCTATTTCAAATACGCCTTTGGATTTAGCTTCTTTGTCTAGGTCAGCCTTTCGTTGAATAATAGCATCTTTGATTTCGCCGTCTGAATTAGGATCTGCCTCTAGGTCAGCCAGGGCTTTCTTTTTTGCTTCGTAATCGCCCGCAGGATCGCCGGGATTTAATGCAGTTTCGCTAACGATAGCGTCTAGTTTAGATATTAGGTCTCTCATAGTATGTTCCGTAAGGTCATACTATATTTATCGTTCAGACAGGCTTAGTGATTATAACGGATTTCGGTTATAGTACCGTTTTGTAGAGTGTATGCAGCACGAATCCACACAAATTTTCCTGTGAATGTTCTAGTTTCGTCGTTGTTTAACGCAGAACTATCTAAAACACCAATAGTAGTACCGTCAACGTCGACCCAATCGGCTTCTCCGGGATACAAAGCTAAGGTGCCTTGTATCTTAACAGTTCCGATAAAATTGTTGAATTGATAGACAACAGTATGAATGCCATCGGAGTTTTTATGATACCCAGCACCTTTCTTTTTTTCTCCGTAGGAAAAATCAGAATTCGCAGATTCTGTAAAGGTGTTTTCTAATAGTGTTATGCTTTCTATGGACATCTCTTATTTATCGGATACTACGTAATTGTAAATCCTGCCCACAACCTCACTATTCCTAAGTTTCAGCATGATTAGTGTAGCTTCGTCCTCTACTAGCACATATCTACGGTCCCAATTCCAATCAGTTTTAATAAACCAGCTCTCTACAGCCGGAGTTAGGGTTATTTTTTCATTTTGCTTCTTGATCCAATTGAGATATTGTTGTTTTCCATCACGATCACCCGACATATTATGCGGTAGCAGATATACTCTAAATTGATATCTATCATGCGGCAGCTTTTTAGAAACGATATAGTGAGTTCCATCTTTTAACAAATCCTCTGTTTGTGGATCTGGTTCAAATCTATGAACAACTGTTTCTAAAAATCTATCGGTTATGTCTTCGTAGAACTGTCGATCGTTGGTGTATATGTCCACGATATTCGATTCTACTCTCTTAGACCATATGCTAGGATCATAGGGTTTAAGAAAAGACGCCATGTCAACGATCTGTTCTTTATGATCTCGAACTTTATGACTTAGACTATAGGGTCGAGCATCATTATCGGCATTATTACAAAAATCAATGACCGTATCCATATCTCCTAAGCGAAATACAGGTGCTCCATTGACCTTTATAGAGACCTTATATAACCACTTATTGTAAAACTTTCGACTAGTCTTCTTGGTTTTCTGTGATTTCATTTTTAGATAGTTCTAACATTTTTTGAGCTTTGAGAGCTTTTTTCTCATCTTTAGTTAATGGCTTTGGAATATCTTCCACGCTAAATGCTAGTTCATCGTTTTCGATAGTTATAGTTACACGTCCGCCGTCGACTAGATCGCCAAACAATACTCGACGACTGAGGGGAGACTTGATTTTATTGTCGATGATCCTAGCCAACGGCCTAGCACCCATTTTCTTGTCGTATCCTCTTTCTGCTAACCACACTACTGCTTGTTTGTCTAAGACAATGTCAATGCCTTTGTCCTTGAGTTGCGTGTTTAACTCACTGATAAATTTCTTAACAATTTGTATAACTGTTTCTTGGCTTAGTTTGCTGAACTTAATTACTGCGTCTAGTCGATTGCGGAACTCAGGAGCAAAGAACTTTTTAATGGCTTTGTCATCTTCTCCGTCTTTGTCTAGATCACCAAAACCAATTGTGTTGTTTTCGTTGTCTCTGGCTCCCAGATTGCTGGTCATAACAAGAATACAGTTCCTGCCATCGGCCTGTTTTCCATTTGAACCAGTAACAAATCCGTTATCCATAAATTGCAATAAGATATTAGATACGTCTTGATGAGCTTTTTCAATCTCATCTAACAACAATACACAATTAGGAGTTTCTTGTAGCTTGGTAATCAGCTGACCTGCGTTATCTTCGTAGCCAACATAGCCCGGAGGAGCACCGATTAATCGAGCAACACTGTGCTTTTCCTGATATTCGCTCATATCAAATCTAACTAATGGCATACCCATCTTATCTGATAGTTGTCTAGCAGTTTCAGTTTTTCCACAACCAGTAGGTCCTAAGAATAAGAAACTGCCAATTGGTTTGTTGGGAGATTTCATGCCTGCCTGAGACACAAATATTTTGTCAAGCAATACATCAACAGCACCGTCCTGACCGTACACTGCTGCTTTCATACCCCCTTCGAGATCTGAAAGATTTTTACTTTCTTTCTGAGCAACAGTTTCTAATGGCATATTAATCATCTTGCTTAACTCATAGGTTATCTGCTCGATGTCGACGATCTGTTCTATACCTTCGGTCGTTGGATCGTCCTTGATTTTATATCTCGCAGCAGCACAATCAATAATATCAATAGCCTTGTCCGGAAGTTTTTTATCACTCATGTACTTCACCGACAGTTTAACTGCTTGTTCGATGGCTGCGTCGGAAATTTTAACATTATGATGTTTTTCGTAATACTTACGAACGCCTTTGAGAATCTTAACAGACATCTCCGGAGTAGGTTCGTCGATTGTGATTCGTTGGAATCTACGCATCAACGCACGATCCTTTTCAAAGTGTTTACGATACTCTTCCCAAGTTGTCGATGCGATTAACTTAATAACACCCTTAGTCAACACTGGCTTTAACATATTGGCCATATCATTGCTGCTTTGATTAGCAGCACCTGCACCTTGCATCATGTGTGCTTCGTCGATGAACAGGATAATCTTGCCTTTCTTTTCTAATGCAGTTAATACTGCTTTGATGCGTTCTTCAAAATCTCCACGATACTTTGAACCAGCAAGCAAGGCACTGATATCTAAAGTGTACACCTGATGATCCTGTATAAACTTAGGAACTTTCTTTTCAAAAATCTTACGTGCTAGACCTTCTGCAATAGCAGTCTTACCCACGCCCGGCTCTCCGACCATTAGTACGTTGCACTTATTTCTACGTGCTAATACCAACTGTATCTTTTCTAATTCGTCCTCTCTACCAATTACAGGATCTATCTGTCGTTGCTTGGCCTTTAAGCTAAGATTTGTACAGAACTGATTTAATATTTTGTCCATTTGAGAAACTGTCACTGGTCTACGTTCTTCCTCTACATCATCTTCGATGGTAATGTTTTCTTGAAAATACTTGATGAATTTTTCTTTAGTGACTCCACCTTTGGTTAGGAAGTAGAAACCGAAGCTGTTCTTTTCAGCCAGCACACTTATAATGACATCAGCGACTTCCATACGTTGCCGGCCGCTGAACAACACCTGTGTAAAGCATCTATTCAATACACGCTCTACACTGTTTGTTTTTTTAGGTTTGGTCTTAGGATCAGCACTTTTAATATCATTAAGATTATTTTTTAGATAATGATCTAAGTTGGTTTTGATAAAATTAGCATCGGCTCCGAACCCTTCTATTTGAGTATATGACTCTGCATCACACATGATACCAAATACTATGTGTTCTATAGTTATGTATTCATGGTTTAATTTAGATGCTATTTCTACAGATTTCTCAAAAATCAATTGTAGATTCTGACTAGGTTCTATCATTTATTTTTTTTCCTTAGTTTCTTCATTGCTAATTGTAGCTTCATACTAGACACCCTGTCAACAAAACAAATACCATCTAGGTGATCATATTCGTGTTGAAAACATTTACTGAGATACCCGTCGATCTTAATCTCATTGAGATTACCATCGCTATCCTGATACTCAGCAACGATCCATTTAGGCCTTTTAACTGTTAAAAATAATCCAGGATAGCTAAGACACCCTTCTTGATCAATGATCAATTCGCTACTGGCTTCTTTGATTACAGGATTGAACACAGCGAACGGTTTAGGAAAATCTTTGATATCATTTCTGCCCATAACAAACACACGCTTGGTTAATCCTATCTGATTAGCAGCTAATCCAATACCGCCGGCTGCTACCATAAATTCTATCATATCATTTTCTAATTGTTTGGCATCACCGTCAGTGGCAAAGTCCCATGCACTGCTGGGCTGTATAAGACTTCCGTGAGCTCCTAATTTAAAATCCATTTTTTATTTCTCTTATTTTTTGTATCTGTTCCGCGCTTAGATTTTTAGGAACAGCTATTTTAAATTTAATTAATAAATTACCTCGACTCTTAGTCCGCATATCGGGAAGACCTTCATTACGGCAACTAAGAATCGTTTCTGGTTGGGTGCCTGCTGGCACTGATATAGTTAATGTTTTGCTGTCCAGTGTTTTAATTTCTAGATCTTTTCCTAATACAGCATCCCATATTGAAAGTTCATGCTCGCAGATCAATGAGCTACCTTCTCTGAAAAAGGTTGGATGTTTTTCAACAAATACATTAACTATTAGATCGCCTGCTCTAAGATCCGGAATAGACATATCTCCCATGCCTTCGTATCTTATCTGTTGTCCGTGTTCTATTCCTGCTGGGATTTTTATATTGATGATTTTATTACGGGAGCCAGGTATGCCTATTTCTGCATTTATATCTTTGCCTTTCAATACATCTTCTAATGTAATTTGCACTTTGATATTGAGACTTTTATTCTTGCGCATAGGCCGCTGCCCAAACCCAAAATTTTCAAATATGTCTCCAAAGTTTCCTGTATTGAAATGGAATTCAAACGGGCCTTGATTAAAACCACCACCCTGTCTCTGTTGCGAATTGGGATCCCCGCCAAGGTCTATGATTTGTTTTTTCTGAGGATCGCTTAGATATTCATAGGCCTGTGATACTTCTTTGAATTTCTTTTCATCACCGCCGCGGTCGGGATGGTGCTTCATAGCCATGCTGCGATATGCTTTTTTAATATCGGCGTCTGATGCACCTCGTTTTAAACCTAGTGTAGAGTAATAATCCATAGTTATATTATATGATAAAAAAAGGACTGTGTCAAGCAGTCCTTTATATTTACTACAGATTTACTGAGCTTTATTTTTTCTTATCTGGAACTGCGGTGCCTTCGTGCTTCTTATGCACTTTTACTTCTTTACAGTTCTGTTTAGGTTTTTTAGTTTTAGGATCCATTACAGGCTTGCCATCTTTGCCTTGTACATCAACGCAGACTTTTTTAGTCTTTGGCGCTTCATCTTTTTTAGCATCTGCTGCTGAGGCTGGTGCAGCTTGAGTAGTTGCTTTTTTTGGTTCTTCTTTGGCACATGCGGCTGTACCGAACGCCAACATACCTGCAAAAATTGCTGTTGCTAATAATTTCATTTTATTTTTCCTTTATAGTTCAGGTTGATCGGGCTGCATTGGCATTGGCTTACCTGTGCTGCTCATTGCCGGTGCTGCTGACGTTGTCTTAGGTGCGCTTCCAAAGCTGCCTCCGCTAAAGCTACTTGGGGTACTTGGTGCTGAGAAGCTTGGTGCTGAGAAACTTGACGCAGGTGCGCTAGGTGCTGTAAAGTTGCTTGATGGTACTTGTGCTCCGCCATTGTTTGCTCCTCCTAGTTTTTCCTGTGTACGACCGAATGCCGCAATACCTAATACTGCACCCATTGCGATGTGGAATAGTCCAGCACCTTGTAAGGTTAGTGGATTCCATTGTGTGATAGCTGTACCGGTAGTTGTTTGTAATAGACTCCATAAGATTGGAAATATCACCATGTCCATGGTACAGACTAGCATATACATCCAACCCATCATTGGACGCCATTTACTGTTCATCCAATCTTCTTTTTTCTTTTCTGCCGCGCTCATTTTTTCATATTCTTCATTTGTTGCCATAGGTCGCTCCTAAAAACATACTCTTATTTAACTGTTTCGTAGATTTTCTTATTTGACTTGTACCATTCTTGCCATTCTTCTACCTTGATTCTGCATACGTGATATTTGCCGTAATTTTTAATTACTACTTCTGCTGTGGTACTAAGCTGTTTAGTGTCAGCTGGAACTTTGTCTAACGGTTCGCATTGCTGCATTAACGCTTCGGGCACTTCTGGAAATTTCATTACTACAGGAGCAGTAGAGCACCCGGATAAAATTAGCACTGCGATTATCAACAGCGTCTTCATTTGGCTGCTCCTTTAAACGGATCTTCAGAAGCCTTGTTGAGTTCTTCGATAACTCTAGGATCTACTTCGCATTTAGCATCTACTTCTTTAGCTATTTCTTTGATCCTATCTATATATACGGTTTCTTTTTCTTTTACAACTTTAGTCTTATAGACTATTTTTTCTTGTATCTGTATTTTTACTTCTTGACTCTTTGATTCTGCAACTTTAATCTTTTCTTCTAGTTCTCGAACTTTGTCTCGCCACGCCATCTCTACACCATAACCACCGGATAGATATACTCCTGCTAATAATACTAGTATACCAATAAGCTCAGCTGGCAGTTTGTACTGCCCCATCAATGGAATCCATTTAACTAGTTTGCTGGCAACATACAGTCCAACACCTATAATCATTAGAATATAGGTAATCCAGACAAAAAAACTGTCTGGAATTAAACTAAGCATCCACTGAAATTGCCACACAATTAATGTGCTCCGAAGATATGCAGTGCGTGTTCGTAGTGTTTGATTCTATCCTCAAGACCAATAGTGCCGCCATTGATGCGTTTGGTCAGTGTAAGGATGTCTCCTTTGTCTGCCCAAGTATTGAGATTGTTTTGTTCCCAGAAGAAACAAGCTGACTGAACAGCACCTTCAAAAGTCTGCAGATACTCTGCGGCTTCTTCAATAGGAACATCTATAGATGCTGCAAAGAATGTGTAATTGTCTTTGCCAGTTAACTGAATCAGGCCGCGTCCGCAAAAGGTCCAACCATCACCGGATTCTTCCGGACCGTTGCCCATACGATTAGCATAGACTCGGTTGGCAATTTTTTCTGGCTTGTTAGCGTAGGCTGCTGCCGTAGCATCGTCTGGGAAGTATTTAGGAAATACCTTACGCAGACTAGGTGCTTTGTAATTTAGATTTTCTTTCAGGAATACAAACCCACCGCTTTCGTGAGCGCATTGTGCTAGGAAAGCTGCCACACGCTGGGGAGTATTAATACTGTATTCTGGTAATATTTCTGATAAAGCATCATACCACTGACTTACGTAGGGATTTTTAGGAATCATTTCTTTCAACTGACTCTTAGTAAATTCAAATGTAAAACTCATTATCCGATCCTTTGTAATAAAATAGCTTGACCGTTGTTGTCAAACATAAAGTTTTCGCCTACCTTATTGATATTGTAATCACCTAGTACTTTAGTAAGCCAAAAAATTTCACTCATAGATTCTTCATCCATGGATATTATATCTGTTGATCCTTCTAGGATCGCTTCAGTTTCACCTTCTTTGATCATGCGTAGCTGTACAGTTTTATTGAATGGTTTATGTATGGTAATGATATCTCCATCTAATGTCAAATCATCCATCAATGTTTTATTGAAGAAAGTTTTAACACCTTCAGTTCTCATTTTTTCCATAAACCCGCTGTAGTCCTTAGAAGTTGCTGGCACCACAGACTTTAATGTTTCTTCTGATACTTCGTGCATCTTATTGCTTTTGTGATACTTAAATTTAAAATCTTCGATACCTGTTAGCTTTCTAACACCGTAGGTGATCTCTTTGATCTGTTCAGCAAGTTGGGGAGTTCGCGGAAGTTCCACAAACACGCTGTATTCGCCTTTGGCATCTTCTCCAGAGCTTACATCTGAATCTAGTACGAAGTAAAATCCCTTTTCGATAAACTCCATGAGGTCCTTTGCAGGTGCTCGATCCTTGACTTTAAAGCTGACCACACAGACATCCTGGTCTTCGCCCATTTTTGATTTAAATGTGTCAACTTCGAATACGGGATGGATCATTTCTTTAAGATCCAGCGGACGTAGTCCTTCTTTAAGCTGCTGGTGCTGCGGCTGGTTCTGCATTGGCCATCTCCTGTGCTTGTTGCTCGGCTGGATCAATAGCGGCATTTACTCCGCCGTTCTTGGTAATTATATCTTCGATCTTGTTTTGATCCAACTCAATATAACCTCTGTTTATATCCGACATCAGTTTCTTAGGCATAGAAATTTTAACTAACCATATGGATTTTCTGTCTATTTTGCCTTTTCTGGTACCGGGCCTTATGTCATCTGGCGTCTTTATTTTTCTAACCTGCGAAATCTTAGTTTCGCCCATCTTTACTTCGCATCCGTATTCGATTAGCCGCATTCCGCCCTTGGGTTCAGGCATCTTGTCTTTAGGCCACATAAATGTACATTCTACGAAATATCGGGTTTCTTTGGGGCCTTCTACAAGCTCACCGTCGATCCAATTGTCGTAGACATAGACATCTAATTCGTCGATCACACGTTCGAAGTCTTTTAGTAAACTTAAACTGTTGTTAGACCCGTAGATCTGTTCTATATTCGTGATAATGTCTTTGATATCTGCCATAATTTCTCCCTTTGTATTTATCGTCAAAATACAAACATAACACATAACTTTTGAAAGTGTTGGTTAAATACTTTTGTGTTCGGACACGGACACAACGGTTGAAAGGTCCGTGCCTAACACTTACAGGAGGGCTAACCTTATATGAAGCGAAAAAGAGCGCAAGTTCAGCAAAAAGAGCAATATGATCCACGATTTCAAAGCAACGTAATAAATATTGATCATAGATTAAATGACAAACGCAAACGAGTCCACATTTATCCCAAGAGTCTAAGCCAAGAGACTTATCTACTTAAATTAAACGATCCCAGTAAAATGATTATATTCGCTATCGGCCCAGCCGGTACGGGTAAAACCATGCTGGGCGTACAGTGGGCTATCGATCAATTAAAATACGGTGATGCGGATAAGATCATTATAACTCGACCTGCTGTATCAGTAGACGAGGAACACGGTTTCCTCCCAGGTGATCTAAATGAAAAGATGGCCCCCTGGACCAAGCCTATTTTTGATGTGTTAGCGGAAAACTTTAACTCGAAAGAGATTGAACATATGATCGCTGAGGGGGTTGTTGAAACAAGTCCATTAGCCTATATGAGAGGCCGCACATTTAAAAATGCGATTGTTGTCGCTGACGAGATGCAGAATGCAACTCCAAGTCAAATGAAGATGTTGTTAACTAGATTAGGAACTGGATCTAAGATGGTTGTAACTGGAGACTTACAACAAGCAGACCGCCCTAGTAATAACGGATTGTTGGAATTCTTAAAATTATTCAACGACTTTAAAAATCATAGATACGTCGACATCTGCCAGTTTACGGTAGAGGATGTCGAACGCCACGAAGCTGTAAAGGAGATATTAGCGATCTACGGCGATTCATAAAAAAAGGACGCTTAGGCGTCCTTTTTCATTTGTTCTACTCTTACTCCCGACTTTTCGAGAAATGTGATACCACTAGTATCCCGATAACTGTTCCTATATAGAACATGGCCAATACCACTTTGGTAGATAAGTTTGGCACAGTCCAAACATGGAGCATGGGTAATAAACATAGTAGCACCCAGACCACTGTTGTGAGACTTAGCCAGTTTCGCAATCGCATTCGATTCAGCATGAAGCACCTCCGGTTTAGTTTTTAGACGATAGTATTTCTTATCATCTTCGTTGAAAGTCCAATCGCTGGAATTAGCATCTCTTTCGTCAAAGGTTGATTCTACATTTTCGCAGTTGTTATCCCAACCAGCCGGCATACCGTTATAACCATAGCTGATAACTGTGTCATCTTTAACAACTACTGCTCCCACGTTTAATCTCACAGCATGACTAAGTTGTGCAACTCTGTCAGCCCAGTCCATGTAGAGATTGATAAATTTATTCTTCATTGATTTCCATCCAAGTATGATCGCCCATGTATTTTACCTGCGCTTGATATTCATAGTCCTCTGGGGCACTACTAGACCAATCATTGGGTCCGTTCTGCGTTAACAGTGTATGTTGCTTACGCTTGTCCCAGACTAACCAATAGATGTTTCCCATTACAGGTTGAAATTGATATACCGCTGCGTGAACAGAATCAGTTATTTCTAGTCTGCGTTTAATAGACTGCGCTTGCTCTTCTAGAACAGCTACTAGTTCCATGATGCGATCATACTCTTGCTGAGCATACATCCTGGCATGATTGATCATGAGATCTTTCTGTTTTGTAACAGGAACTAGATCAAATTTAACTCCGCCTGCTTCTGTAGGATATTCTGATACGTTTCTATTAAAAAAAGGAATTATAGAACCAGTTGATGTAGAATCATAACTAGTTCTTCCTTTTGCTAAATTAGATTTCTCAGGATCACCCATTTAGTCTTGCTAATTTCACCAGAGTAGCGGCTAGATTGATTTCCGGATCAATGATCAATGTATGATCTACAAGGCCCTGTTTAATGATTATAATGGCCTTATCTTGATTCTCTTCATTGCCGAAAACATCGATATTATTATACAACCACACAAACACTTCTTCCATTTCTTCTGCACGAAGTTTACCGCATAGCATTTTTCGAGCTTCGGTGATCTTACCGGCCTTGAATAGTGTGATCATATCAAACTTCCAATCAGCTGCACCTGAATCGCCCGACGATGGTGCTACTAGTTTTCCATCTTGACTATTTTGCTGAAGAAGTTGTAGACATTTTCTCAAATCTGGATAAGCGACTTTAACATAACTGTCTAGTGTATCTAATTCAAAGTCTACGCCTTCTTCTACTAATACCGTGGCAGCTCTAGCAGTATACTCGGTCATGTCAGTGCGTTCGACATGGAATCCTTGACAACGACTATGGATAGCAGGAATAATCCTGTTAGGATAGTTGCAGGTAAGTATGAACCTAGAAGTGGCATGATACTCTTCCATAACGCCACGTAGTGCAGCTTGGGCGTTCGGACTTAGATAATCAGCCTCATCAAGTAGCACAACCTTAAACGGACCGAACGGGATCATCTGTACGAAGTTAGTGATTTTATCACGGACGTCGTCTACCGAGTTCGTACGACTTGCGTTGATCTCTAACACATCATAATCTTCGATTCCTAGCTCGCTGATAAGAATCTTAGCCAATGTAGTTTTGCCAATGCCCGCACTTCCGCTTAACAATAGATGTGGTATGCTGACATCCTTGATCCACGTCTTGACCTGTTTGCGTTGATGATCGTCCCTAAACACATAGCCGTCTACAGTCTTAGGACGATATTTTTCTACCCATAGTTCTTTCATTCTTTTGCCTTGTTAATAGTGTCTTGTGTAATTATACTATTTTTTGCATCATACAGCGAGAGTTCATGCAATCGATCTGCGCATGATCGAATGTCGTCGCTTAACTGGCCTCGACCAATTTCTCTTTCTACTGTGCGAGCAATGTCGTGCAATGCGATCACCGCATCAACTAATTCAATATTCCTCATACCAATTCCTCAACAATGCCTAACACTTCAGCCATTATAAAACAAACACCCGCCATTAGCAAGTTGCCTGTGATCAAACAGCCGCCTGCTACAATACGGATAGCACTTTTAGCAAGGCTGACATAAAAATGTCCCTTACTAGTGTCCTTTGGTTGAATCTCCATCAATTACTCCTTTATTTTTTTGTTCTGTAGATACGATAGGTGGATTAAAACCTCTCCAGCTGTCTGGATGAAAAATCTTAACAGGTTTCCAATATCGACATAGCAAATTATTAATAGCGATTGCTCCAGCTACTATCACTATAAAGCCCAACATTAATAAAATACTAGAAGCCAAAAATACTGCTCCTTGATCCATACTCATTGTCTTAATCCTTTGTTAATTTCGGCAGCAATTACTCGCTGTCGCAGTTCACTGGTTGAAAAATTATGTTCTCGCTTGTTGAAATAAAATTCAATACCGCGATCTAT